AGGTAAGAGCAAGAAGATAGCTCCGAAGTGCGGCAGTGACTCGACTGATGAGATAGACAAAATGCTAGAGGCTGAAAGGAAAGCTACCAGGAACGTCACATGGTCTAGACTAGATAGATCTAGTCGTGTCGTAAAACTCAGGCAGTACGCTGATAAAGTTGGAAAAGAAAAAGACATGACCAGGAAAGAAATTATTTCTCTACAGGAATACTTGGTCACGTCTATGCAGCGCAAGAAACGGTTGATACGCTCGAAGGAGGTGCGATACAATAAAGAGACTCAAGAAATCGAGTCGATTCCTAGTCTACATTATGTAAATGAATCGCGCAAGTTCACCCTTAAGAGGGCAGAGAGACGACAATCAACACTTAGCTCTTTAGGCAGCGGATCCGACACAAGTAGAAAGCGCAAGCCTAAGAAAAAGAATGACAAAATTGAATCCGGTATAAAAATAATCCCAGAAGCTGTATAGATGCCGATTATTGACGTGACAGACCTTTTAAAGCCTTCTCCCATTATCGACTCGAATGATAGAATAGCACTATTAGAGGTAGCAAGTGATCTAATAATGCACCTAGTGGAATGTGATCCACTAGACACAAGTTCGCCTTCATATCATAGCGATGTCATAGATAATGTCCTCTCGCTACTCATGGCTCAGACTTCCGACGCGTTTCCAGTTGATGCATCGGAAGAACTGGAAGAAATAGTCGAAGACGCCGCGCGGATCACGTTCGCCCATTTCGCTCCTAGGCGCTCGTATAGCAACACTGATGTTAAGATACCTCCCAATATAGACGTTATTCGCAACAAGATAGCTTATCTTTCGTCAGTACCTCAGGCGGCACAGCGCACACCAGAATGGTACCAACAGCGTCATAATACTCTGACAGCTAGTAGTATTTGGATGGCACTAAGTAGCAGTCAAAGTACAAGGAACAGATTGATATTCGGCAAATGTTCCCCTCTCGACACTTCCAAATACGACCGGCATAACCTGGAGTCATCCCTTCATTGGGGACAGAAATATGAAGACGTATCTATCATGTGGTATGAACGGGAATACTCGACTAAAGTGTCAGAGTTCGGATGTATACCACATCATGAACACTCATTTATTGCAGCATCACCTGACGGGATTAACACCGATCCCACTTCCAAACGGTTCGGAAGAATGGTCGAGGTTAAAAACATCGTCAACAGAGATATTACTGGAATACCCAAGGAAGAATATTGGATACAGATGCAACTACAACTAGAGGTTTGTCAGCTTCGAGAGTGCGACTTCCTAGAGACCAGGTTTATTGAATATGAAAGTTTTGAAGCATTCTTTGAAGACGGCGATTTCTCCAGAAGTAGTGATGCAAAAGACAAAGGTGTAATGGCACTCTTCATCGATCCACACGGTACTCCTAGTTACGAGTACGCACCCATTGGTCTACACAGTGAAATCGAATACAATGAATGGAACGACAAGGTAATGAACAATACGCCAGGTAGAATGTGGTTGAAAAACATATTCTGGAAACTTGATGAAGTCAGCGTGGTTTTAGTTGTGAGAAACCGCAGGTGGTTCAATGCAGCACTACCTATATTCCAATCAACATGGGAAACTATACTTATGGAAAGGGAATCTGGATACCAGCACCGAGCCCCAAACAAACGTGCAAGAATAACCATGAACGCCCCAGTTACACTTAAAGGGTGTATGATTGATGTGCCATCACTGTAGATGCAAATAGAGTATACACATCTTTAATTATCTGACCACCTATTAAAGATGGATAATCCCTGCAATAATATTTCTTCAGCACAAGATGCTAATTATAACGACACACGACAGTATCTTGCAGTATTAGACAGCAACCACGATATGTCTCAAGGACGACAAGACGCTCACCTGCGAGATCATTCTAGAGCAGCCGCTGCGGCTTTAATGAGAAATAACTCCCTTGACGCCGGGATGATCGGTCCTAATCTTATTCATGATGACGTTCAAAGAGAGTTAAGGGATGCTGTAACACAATTTACAAATAACAAGTTTACCTCTATTGGTGGGGTAGCAGGGAGATCTTATGAGCGACATGTTCTTTCAGAATTATTCCAGGACCCTATGGCCACGAGTTTCCAGAAACTCTTGTATGACTCTGAGATGTGGAGTCTTAAGAATAAGCCGTCCCGCACTGCATCTCCACACATTCAACATACTGGGTACAAAGACCAAGCTGCGAAGGCTGCGGATCTGTCAAAGCCCGAACTTATCGATAATGAGGAGACTAGAGATATGATAAACAATTCTCCCATAGGAACACAACCTTTACTCCAGAGCAACAATTGCTCGTGGGGGTCTATAAGCATCACCTGGGAAGATGATATTAACGCAGTTAGAAAACCAAATGGCGATTATTACTACACAATGGACTTGTTCAACGGTTCTGGGTTAAAGCGAGTGGCACGATTCATGATGGAGTTCATGTATCCCGAGACACGTGTGGAACGAGGTGGACTGGTTATAGATGGTGGGTCTGCAGGGGCGCTGAGAATACTTGAAGCGTTGCCTCAAATACAATCGATTGTGTGTCCGGCTGTCGTGGGTGATTCGGCTGCTTTGTGTTGGCACAATATAGGGGGCAAAGGGAAAGAGAGAAACTTTTGTTGCTTCCCTACCTCTAACCAAAATAACATACCAAATGGGTCAGAACGGTTCATAGAAAAGAGTAATCTTTCGTCGGACGGTTTTGACGGGTTCAACACGCAATTCTATTACGAGCGTCCAAGTGGGACTATCTACGACAAGAATAACTATAATGTGTTTTCTTTTAATCTACGTGTATCCGGGAACAGAGTAGATGTCTTGGGTACTTTCCAGTTTACACGAAGTGGTCCTAGCATGGGCCCCACTGTTGGATATTTGGCGCAACTACTCAACGCGGCCAGAAGTAGTGCAAACAATGGATATGATGCAATGATCAGCGCTTTGCAATCAGTAGCCCCAACTGGTTCAGTTTTGAGACTAAATGGATTTCCATCCGATCTCATGAGTGCACTAAGGGATAATGCGATCCCAGTAGGTACTGGACTACAGTTGTTTGAAAGGATATGTTTTGATATTAAACGTTGTGGCGACTGGGAACAGGTGGAAAGTGTCTCAGCTGTGGAGAAACATGATCCTTCTGTTGGAACGGCAATGTTAGGCACAGGAGACATTCTTTGCATGGCACAAGCCAGACTCAAAGGAGAGTGCGGCGCATGGCATACAGAGACTGCTTCTGATCCGACTGGGTGGGAAATAATACTGTTTCGAAACCCAAAAAACGTCAGCGAGGATCAGGTTAAGTTCTTCAAAATGAGAGACATTGTTGGTGTCTTGATCGTGCCGCTGACTATAATAAATGGCAATTCTTTGGGTCTTGTCTTTGATGCACTGACATCGACCATAGTGAAATGCAATCTATCGATCGAGACACTGTGTGAGGGCGTTAGAACACCCGCGAAGTCAATATCAGCGACCAACTTGGCGAACGTTGTAAGACAATGTATAGATACACAGATGCTTTTGGCTCATCCTGACATGCCAGATGAAACCGATACTGTTGCCCTTTTAGAATTATGTAGGGAGTTCAAAGAAACCTTTGATCCTGCTCTTGCCCAACAAGGCAATCAAGAACAACTGGCTCGTGTAGTAGAACAATTTGCAGGCCTGCTTACAAATCCGGTGGATACGTTAGTCACGAATCTTTCGCCTTTTGTCGAGAAGGTTCGGACTGCCCTCTACTCCATAGGCCTGGGAACCGCAGAAGTAGAAGACGTCTGTGAACTAGGAAATCCTGTAGAAGACGCAACTATAGTTCGGATATTTGGCCAACCTCAGGAGACTCCTACAAACATTGATGGCACGATCAATGAAAACTGGATCATAGACAACATGTTTAATTACTTCGCAGGCTGGCATACGAATATCGTTGCCGCTAGAGACAGTATTAGAGAGATAATAAATGTAACTATGATGGCGATCAATATCGATGGCGTGGATGTTTCTTCTGCTCCAGCCGTCGCCAGTTTAGTCACTGCATTCAACGATACATTAGACCAGCTAAAGCCGTATATGTCTACATCTAGCGAATATATAAAAGCAATAACTAGAAGTACAGCGTCTTGTCCCGTTGACTTGATACGGGATATCAATCGAATGTACAAGCTGAAGTCGCTTAGTAATCTTGCTGTGCCTTCAAGAGTTGAGGGAGGTCGTCGCTCCGCTAGTCCAGAGGACCTAGTCCGAATTAGAGATGGGGTAGCAGAGACAAGAGATCTCATCCATGCGTGGTGGGGTGATGGCGAGCAGTTTGCCACTGTATTAGCTGAAAGATTGCTCGCTGATGATGAAGACTTAGGAGGAGGAGGCTCTAACAGAATGAAAGGAGGTAAACGAAGTTCACCCTCAACTGCTGAAGAGACATATGAAGATGCAGTGGCAAACTACTTCGATATGCTGATCCAAGAAGTTATAGGATATCTTAAACTTTGTGACGATGCATATGGGTTAGATACACCCGAAGCAGCTGCAACAAGGGCTGAGGGGTTTTACCAGGCGAAATACTCCTTTTGCAAAGGCATAATTCTCGACAGCGCTGATGGACAGCTCTTGTATGGGCCTAAACTCCCTCAGGATAAGGTGGATTTGTTGACACCATATCTAAACGGTGAGAATCCCATGAGTCCAATACGTGTCTTACAGACCATTTTCGGAGACTGCGATGCGGCCGCAATCATGGGCGGTGTTAATTACAATAACGACGGCGACGGCGACGGAGGCGTAATGGTGGATGATTCTGCGAACGACGATGGCCCGAACGACGATGGTCCGAATGATGATGGTCCGAATGATGATGGTCCGAATGATGAGCTTGGAAGCGGAGACACAAACGGGGTCTTCCCACGTCATGAAGTCGTATCACAATGGGTAGCAAATCCTATCGAAGATGAGAACATGAATATGTGTATAAAGCTCAGACACGCACTAAACGTTCTTTGGAGTGACAGTGGTATCGAAGTCGCCAGAGACGCTTATGAGGTGGCAATGCTACAAGATACGAATAATTCTGATCCTCAACTACCCCATCCTCCAGAAGACGCAGACATAGGTTGGTTTATAAGAGAAGGTGGATCATTCGTAGAGAGAGCTGTCTACAGTGTCGTTGATATGCAAGATGTTCCGACTGCATTCTCCTCATCGCAATGGCAGAGGGAGAATCGTCTGACAAAAACGATGGGTATCGCAGCCGGCAGTGGCCTATTTGGTCTCACATCAACGCTATGGACACCGGTTATGACATACCTAAGAGTGCGCATGACTGGCGACATCGAAGGTTCACGTAACATTCTCTCGGACATCGACGAGTTGATAAACGAATCAATTGGCTCTTACAACTACGAGTCTCATGTAGATAACATGATAACCACCACTATGGAGATCAATCAGCGTTACAAGTTCCTAACCCGAGCACGCGAGGAGGATGTGGATGATGGTGCAGGAGCGGCCAATCAGACACAAGGAACCAACCAAATGGAAGCACCAGCAGCCGACCAAATGGAAGCAGACGAGTTGTTAGCGGCTCAATTACAGCATGTGGAGGATATTGAAGCGGGCATGGACCCTGCACCTGAGATAAGACAGCCAGAAACCAAGAAGCGGAGGGTTAATCTTTTTCTTGTGCCATCACAACAGCAACAACAGCAAGATCAGCTATTTCAACACTGGCATCAACAACAACAACAAGACCCTTTCGATATTGATTATGGTGATGCGTTACAGAACATGTTCTACCCCAATGTCGCAATTCCACAAATGGTTACCGCTAACGGTGGCAAGAAAAAGAAGAATACTGTGGCGAGACGGACGAAGAAGAAAGCTAAGAAACGCAAGACTACGCGAAAGAAGAGCTGTACCGGTAAAAAAAGGAATGCTAGAAACCACAAGAAGAAACAGAAGAAGAAAACAACGAAAAAGAAGAACAAAAAGAAGAAGAAAACCCGCTACAACCGAAAGTGATCAAGTCTATTCGGCCAGTCCCGTTCATGTATCAAACAATTCTATACATGAACTTATGGTGATGAATTAGTCCCGTGCCACATAGAAGTTGACACGAGGCACGCTGGTAAAAGGCGGTGCATTTGGTGGAGGAGGAATAACAGGTTCTGTATCTTCGTATAATGCCCGACAGAACCCAGGCGGGCTACACGTCCCGTTTGTAGGCCTACGCCAGTATCTGATGTTGTTCGTACCACAATGATCGGCAGGAAAGTCGGGATAGTCTGGGTATATTGCTTCCGCAGTGGACTTGACATTATACCCAGGCTTCTTCTTTTCCTTGTATGAGTCTATCAGAAGTGGGCCACCAACTGAGCACGGGTAGCTACCTACTGAGAGGAATCCTTCTTTGCCTTTCGTCACACTAGTTATAAGCGCTGCTAGTGTGATTAGTAGTACCAGTCCGCCGATTGATTTAACAGCATCAAATTGGATCTTCATATATAGAGTAACGTGATATTTTTCTTCAGACCTTATGAATTGAGTTATGTCAGGGTTTAAACTATACTGTTTAGTACATATACTATGGCCAATACAGATCAGATGTTCGTTACGAAACGCAATGGGGAGCGTGTAGAAGTCGCTTTCGACAAGATTCTAAACCGTGCTAAGAACTTATGTGCAAATATTGAACCACCGATCAAGATCAACTATGCACAGTTAGTTATGAAGGTAATCGATCAGCTTTATTCTGATATACCAACCACGACAATAGATGAACTCTTGGCTGAACAATGTGCATCTCTTTCTACTAAAAAGTTAGAATACGGAGTCCTTGCATCGCGAATAGTCGTATCTAACCACCATAAAAACACGCCTGGTACTTTTTTAGACGCGATGGACGAACTATTTAACTTCAAGGACTCTACGGGCAAAAGTTCGCCTCTCATCAGCGAGCACCTGTGGGCTGCAGCGACGTTACATTCAGCTGCAATTGAGGATGCGATAGACTACGATAGGGATTTCTTGATCGACTATTTCGGGTTCAAGACTCTAGAACGCGCCTACATGATGAGAGTAGGTGGCAAAATTGTAGAGCGCCCACAACACATGTGGATGCGTACTGCACTCGGAATACATCTAGGGTCTCCTTCATTTTCAATCGCCGAGACCATCAGAACATACGAGCTTATGTCCATGAAGTACTTCACCCATGCCACACCTACTTTATTCAACGCCGGTACGCCTAGACCGCAATTAAGCTCATGTTATTTGGTTGCTATGGAAGACGACAGTATTGACGGTATTTTCAACACTCTAAAAGAGACTGCTCAGATCAGCAAATGGGCAGGAGGTATCGGACTTCATATTCATAACGTACGCGCCACAGGCACACACATCCGAGGCACAAACGGATCTTCGAACGGGATCGTTCCTATGCTCCGCGTCTACAATATGACGGCGAGATATGTCGATCAGGGAGGAGGAAAGCGGAATGGAAGCTTCGCTATATATCTAGAACCATACCACGCCGATATTTGTGACTTCCTTGACCTCAAGAAAAACCATGGTGACGAAGAGATGAGAGCTCGCGACCTATTCTATGGACTCTGGATTCCAGACAAGTTCATGAACGCAGTGAACGACGATAAGGAGTGGCACCTATTCTGTCCCGACCTTACAAAAGGTCTATCGGACGTTCATGGTAAGGAGTTCGATAAGCTCTACGACAAGTACGTCTCCGAAAACAAGCATGTGAAGTCCATGAGAGCTAGAGATTTATGGTTCAAGATCCTAGATAGTCAGATGGAAACAGGAACACCATATCTCTTATACAAGGACGCTGCTAACGCAAAATCCAACCAGCAAAATCTAGGTACGATAAAGTCTAGTAATCTTTGTACCGAGATAATCGAGTATAGCGACAAAGATCAGACAGCCGTGTGTAACCTAGCGAGTATCGGTCTGAGTACATTCGTCGTCGAAGCACAAGACGGTACAAAGTCGTTCGATTTCGAGAAGTTACACGAGGTCACTAAGGTCGTGACCATCAACCTGGATAAAGTAATCGACGTGAACTACTATCCTACCGAGAAAACTAGAACCAGCAATCTTCTGCATCGCCCGATAGGTATCGGGGTACAAGGGCTTAGCGACGCGTTTGCCATGCTAGACATCGCTTTTGATAGTAACGAGGCATCGGCACTAAACAAAGACATATTCGAGACTATATACCACGCTGCTCTTGAGCAATCCATGGAGATATCCAGAGCCCGACGAGCCGACATGGAGAAAATATCGGCACATGATCAAGTACAGCCTGTAATGGCATGCGAGTATAATCATCTTTGTACGAAGCGCGAATACTCTGATAACGGTATGGTCATCGACGAAGTCTACAGGTGTAGACCAATCGTAGCGGAGATACAATCGGCTCAATCCGGCGGTCATCCTGGCGCTTATTCAAGCTTTATGGACTCTCCGGCAGCAATGGGTAAATTGCAGTTCGATCTATGGGGTGTTTCTCCATCAGACAGATACGACTGGACATGTTTGAAACAACAGATCATGCGTGATGGCATCAGGAACTCGCTACTTGTTGCTCCAATGCCAACCGCTTCAACATCGCAGATTCTAGGTAACAATGAATGTTTCGAACCTTTCACAAGCAACATATATTCTCGTCGGACGATAGCAGGCGAGTTTGTGGTGGTTAACAAGCATCTTATGGCAGAGTTATCCGGTTTGGGCCTCTGGAGCGAAGCAGTAAAGGACAGTATTATTGCCAATAAAGGCAGTATCCAGCATATCGAAGGGTTAACCAATCATATCAAGAATAAATACAAAACCGTATGGGAAATACCTATGAAGCGTCTCATCGACATGGCAGCAGACAGAGGCGCTTTCATTTGCCAGTCCCAGAGTCTTAACTTATGGATGGAAGATCCAAACTACAAGTCTCTTACTTCTATGCATTTCTACTCTTGGAAACGCGGACTGAAGACAGGCATATACTATCTCCGCCGTAAGCCTAGACATCAACCACAACAGTTTACTATAGACCCTTCTAAGCCTGCACAGGAGGATGAGGACGAAGAACCATGTGAAATGTGCTCGGCCTAATACGATATTCGTCTTTCGTTTGTTAGTGAAAATCTCAAACAAACGAACTATTTCCCACTAGACAATGCGGGATTGATATTTAATGAAGGCATCTTATGACCCCATACAAGCATATAAAATAACGAAAACGAACCAACAAGCATACTCCATGTTGCAGCTTTGTCGTTAGACTGTTTCACCATGAACCTCAGTAGAATGAACATTGCAATACTTATTACAACACTGTGAAGGAGCATTTCCATTGGGGATTCCATCTTTCCATAACTAGAGAAAAAAGTGTTGTCTAATGACTTAGTAGCTTCCACAGTACAGCTCATAGATGCGTCGCACGCTAGCATTCTGCTTGACAATATCCGTTCTGTGAACATGTACCATATAACATCTGAAGCAAATTAGAACGTCAGCCATTGAATCATGTGTGCCTTTCGGATCAAACCCAAACATCTTATCATGAAGCTCTGATAAGGTCGGATACTTATAGTATGTATCTCCTTTCTGGCTTACCTTCTCAATGGCACACAGATCCTTTGTATTTTTCATTGTGCAGTACTCTTCCTTTCGGACTCCATCCCTCGTGAAATACTGCTTGCGTTTCCTTCGTATAGCTTCGACCATGCAAACACGCTTGTCGAACGATATATTGTGTGCCACTACAATGTCTGCTGATTGCAATGCAATGTCGAACTCATCAAGAGCAATGCTGATAGGAATACCTTTCAAAGAGGCCCGCCTTTTGGATATCCCATGAATCTGTGTGCTTTCCTCAGGAATATCGACCTCACAATCGATTATGTGGTCGACCATATCGCATTTTTGAGTCTCTGTATCGTAGACAAGCCAACTTATTTGGACAATATATGGCCACTTGTCTGTTTCGAGGATGGAGGTATTGCGACCTTGAGGGAGACCAGTTGTTTCTGTATCGAATACGATAATTTTCATTTCCTCTATATACTGATAATAAACTAACCACGAGAGTTTCGTTCAATTTTACACCGAAAGAAAATTGGCTTTAAGACGATGTCTAAGACCTACTCAGTATAGTAATGCATTTCTGGACAACATAGTGTTATCATTCCATCTTCCCCACCTTCGCCTTTCATGTATGTAAACATCGCAGTTAGTCTATCGCTACCAAACCTCTCGGAGTGGACAGATTCGCCAGACTCAATAGCTTTTCGATAGAACTCCTGGAGCCTCTCGGAATCAATCCGGGCTTCGGCCGCTCTGTGCAGACAACCAGTATCGAGACCATACTCGATTGTCTTCGTGTCAAATCCCACTTGAGATGCAACTGCGGTCATATATAGCGGTTTGTTTTTGTCGATAGGAACGTTGAACCAGATCGAGGAGAGGAACTGCCACAAATTGGGTCCCGACTTGACAAATGCCCTTCCAGAGATCTTCCAGTCGTAGTCTCCCTCTGTCTGAACTGCAAATCTATACCTAAAACGTGTCATTACTCTTTACTTTCACCTTAATTATGGTCGTAAGTTAATGAAAAATGTTCTTCAATTTTGCGAGAAAATAGCTTACTTTCTCTTTACTGTTCTATTTCGAGTATGATGCTTAAACATATTCTCTACAAAGACCGAATGTTTTTCTATGCCATTCGGTTATTCCATTGTCGCGTATTCCCTGCATATGTTGAGCCGTCCCGTATCCTTTGTTACTCAGCAGCCCATATTTACTATCAAGGTCTGGATTACTTTTACAGAGTCCGGCAACATACGCGTCACGTTCCACCTTCGCTAGGATGGACGCTGCCGCGATTGATGTGTACTTATCATCACCACGTTCGATGCAAACAGACCGGTCTGGAAGCAGCATCTCACCTACCATGCGCGTGTGTATCGTGAAATCGTTTCCATCAACCAAAAGCAAGTAATCATCATTTGACTTGAGTTTCTCTTGTACGCTATCGATCGCCTTATGCATCGCCCGATGGGTTGCGCGCCTTATATTGAGGGAGTCGATCTCATGAGCAGTCGATGAGCCTACGGCCCATGCCACAGCGTTCGCTTTAATGTAGTCGGCCACCTCACATATCTTCTTGTGCGAATGGAACCGTTTGCTGTCTTTCATCAATTCATGCTTGTATGAACCGTCTCTAGGTAAAACGACGGCTGCAGCGTAGACCGGACCAAACATTGGTCCCCTGCCTGCTTCGTCTATTCCCACCTCTATATACTCTGAATCTTCGTAATAGTGTGAAAGGGGCATTATACTATTGTAAAGATGCATATGACCATTTAAGCCGTATCAATTTAACAGCAAACTTTTTTCGAGCGATAGAGTATAATGAAACTTCGAGCAATTCATCTTCTGATTATATTGATTGGTTCGCTTATCTTCTGTAGCGTATGTTCGGGTATCGTTGAAGGCATGACATCTAGCTCTTCTTCCACAGCCGACGTTAGCAAGACTTACGATAATTACGATGACTACTACAATGACAAGACCGGTAGCTCCAGCAACGTAGATGGTAGCTCTGATGCTACTCACAGCCAGTATACTGGGCCAGCGGGTGATACAGTAGACGTATACTCCGGAAATCAAGGATCAGCTGTTGTTGGACCTCGTGGTAATGTAGCAACAACGACAGGCTCTAGCTCGGCATCTACATACGGCAACAGTGCGACCGTATATACTGGTCCCGCAGGAAACAGTGCGGCTGTTGTCAATTCCAATGGTATAACTAGAGCGCAGATCCCTGCTGGCGATGAGGATATGTACATACTTAAATCTCAGATCGTTCCACCAGTGTGCCCGGTGTGTCCCGCGATAACCACATGCCCACGTGAAGAAGCCTGTCCCGCTTGTCCTCCGTGCGCAAGATGCCCTGAGCCAAGTTTTGAGTGCAAGAAGGTTCCAAACTACTCCGCTGGACAGAGTGAATACCTGCCTCGACCTGTTCTGTCAGACTTCAGTCAGTTCGGCATGTAATTAAGACCATATATAGTGTCATCTAACTATGTATTGTCATTTAGCGTCTCATTGTCATTTAGCGTCTCATTGTCATTTAGCGTTTCTTTGTCTTTCTACCCTTCTTCTTCTGTTTCTTCCCGATAGACTTTCTTCCCTTACGAGCTTTACCTTTACTTGCTGAGCGTCGGATCGTACGGCGTTTTGGTTTCTTCTTACCCTTGGTTGGGGCGCGTTTTTTGGACTTCTTCGATCCTTTCCTCTTTCTCCTGCCGCCTGCAGTCTCGTCCATTTCCTCCACAGAGGATAATACTTCTTCATCGCTCTCTTTCGCAGCGGTTTCTTTCGCAGCGGTTTCTTTCGCAGCGGTTTCTTTCGCAGCGGTTCCTACTACAGGCGCAGGTGTCATGACTACATCATCTTCACCACTACTAGCACCACTAGCTGACTCTTTGATTGGCAAGTTGTTTCCAGAGAGCAATAACTCCATTATTGGTACCAGCTTCTTGTCACTGAAGTATGCATTGAGATATGCCTCAGCACTTTGCTGATCAGTGACCTCAATTTCCATTAGTGCTTTATTTTCAGCAACGATGAAACCAATGCCGAGAACAGTGTCGTCCGCAGATTCCTTCGTTACAGGGAAGTTTCCGGCCCCTCTCAGGGTCATCAGAAGAGTTAGCAACTGGCTTGATAGAAGGATGAACGTACGATCTTTTCCTTTAATCGCATTGCTTTGCCAGCAGGCCGTGAAGAGGGATACGATGAAACCATTAAAATAGTCTATATTCGTACTGGCATCTACCCCGGATACGGATTTTAGCGACGACATAGATCTTGTTTCTCTTGCCATGGTAGCAAGCTGTAGAGGGGATGGTTTGGCTAGTCTCCTGACACTTGCGTCACATGCTGCCGAACGTAGAGCACTGTATAAGGATACAGGCCATTCGAATAATATCATATCTATGATTCCTTGCACACTAGAGACAGCGCCATATGGGTTTGAAAATGCGTCACCAACAGTGCCACCAGCGATCAGTCCTGTTAACCATGCAGTCATTTTAGCGATTTCTGCCTCATTATTCTTAGCTATCTCCGAGCATGTTGTCGTGATCCCAAATGTTCCACCAGCAAGTCGAGCAGCAACTTCAAGGGAGCCATCGCATGTCTTCTGGAGTACCTGCGAAGCCGTAAGAGCATTCATGATAGTGGAAGACAAACCACTGATAGACGTGTCTAGGTTAAATAGTTGCTGTGCGAGAGCCTGCTGTCCGATATATACACCGCCGATGCTCAGGCAAGCAAGTGAAAACGTAATTGCCCTGCGGATAGCACCCGGAGCTCCGCCTTTTTGTCTCCTTCGCTTGCCGCCACCCGCTGCCCCGGTATTAAACAAACTGTCTGTATGCACGACGATACTTTTCAGTATATCCGGAAGATGGTTTTTGAAGCTCGCAGTGAAGAGACTATCTAATGGTGTCAGGCCGCCACGAGCACCGCAGGAACGAACGATTGTATCCCATGCCGAGTCTCCGTACACATTCTTCACTATCTCTCGGTTCACGTAGTAAGATCCTAATAGCATCTGCGTCGCCTCTACTCGCAAGAAGTGTTCAGGCTTTGTCACAGACTGACTAAGCACATTGTATGAGTCACAAACAGCTTTAGTTGCTGTCTCTAATTCACTATTCATACAAGAAGCCATTGTTATAAACACTATGAAGATTTTTTCTTTCTTCGTTTGATACACTTTTCATCAATGGTTAATGTTGGACACTTCTCTTCCTGAGGAACTATCCTTATTACGCACTTAGCTTTCTTTCCATATAACGGTTCAGTGCACCCTTTTTCTCTCTTCGACTCTTTCTCGAAGTTGAATAGCTTGTCGTCTTCAGTACACCTTGCCCTAAAGTGTTCATATCTTTCCCGAACATCGCAATAGCTAAGTCCCGATTGTTTTCCTAACATCTTGTTTATTGTCTCATGCAATCGATAGACGTATCTAGAAAACCTATCTCGATTTGCGAAATGTCTGTCTTTGAGAGGAAACGCATTGTAGTTACGAGTGAGATTTGTTCTGCAATGCCCACATGGGAGGACGTACTGAAGACTATCCATAAACCTCCTGTAGTGTCGCTTGTCTTCTTTTGTCGGCTTTACGGGATAGTTAAAGCTCATAGTGTGCAAGTAATGCCACATACTTGGCCCCCAAACGCTGGTTAACATACCGTCACCACTGCCATAGTCCTTCTTGCGATAAGTTTTGGAACGCGACTTCTTTTTCATATTATTCTTCCTTGTTCGGGACATGTTGATATAATATCAGAAAAAGATATACTCCGATATTATACTAAGGACATGGAATCAACTCTATCTACATTTCTCGACAGTACAAAAAAAGATTGTCTTCTTGTAGGAGGCGGTCTGATGATGATAGCAATTGCATATGCAATGCAGGTTGCCCATAATTCCATTGCATATTATTTGGTTGCCGCAGGAGGTCTCATGGTAGTCGGTTATGGAGGCTGTCATTTCACAGGTGAGCTAGTTAGTGCGACTCCCGAACTGAATCGTATCCCTGCGATGCGACGCAATGTAATTGCAGCCTATGCAATGTCAATTATGTTAGCCATCACAGTGATGTACGCTACATACAAACTTGCTTTCTGATCAAAGCAGCAATCTTCTGTTCAACAGGTACGGATGGATCCTTGTTAATGAACGTGAACTTCACAGCACGAATTGCTTTATAGTAGTCATTATCGCTTTTGAATGCGCTTCTTTCTAGATTGATCAAGTGACCTCCTCTTCCTCTAAACAGCATATGTTATCTAGTATTACAACGTGATAAGCCTTTAGGCTGGTTCGTTAGTCTTTTATCCAACATTATCGCAGCTAATACTATAATGTTAGAATCATTGAGAGAAAACGCCAAGAAGGTATTGACTAACCCTCGAACTCTTGTCATATTAGTCGTTGCAGCTGTATTCATAGTCGCCGCAATTTATACGTACAATCAATACGTCAAACCACGACTGGATGTTGCATACGCTCCAAACAAGGAGTTTGTGAGTAAAGACGATTCCCCTGCTTCTGTAGCAGATCTTTACTTCTTCTACACGACGTGGTGTCCTCATTGCAAAACTGCCGCACCGGTCATGGCGAAACTGAAGGAATACTTAGAAAGTCAGGGAGGAAAGGTGAATGGTGTTACGGTTAACATTATAAGCGTTGACTGTGAAGAAGACTCTGCTACCGCTGATAGGTTCAAGGTAGAGGGCTATCCTACAATTAAGCTCGTGCATGGCAGCAAGGTAATCGAATACGATGCAAAACCCGATCTAGACACTCTGCAGAAGTTTCTCTCTTCTTCTCTCTAAGAAGGTTTGAGCCATCTTACATCCTTTATCTGTTACCTCGTCCCTAGTCGTAGAGGAGGAGCATGCTTCCAGCCACACATTCATCCCGGTCAATTCTGATGCATCGCAGGCAACCTCATTTTCGATGCTCTCATCGATCAATGCAGATCGTTCTATCATCCTGTGGATTTTCAAGAGGAGTGTATGTAGGTAAGTAACACCCGTTATGTTTTCTTGAGTGATCGACGTATCACTACTACTCCAGATGTTAGGGAATCCTAGTATAGTATCCCTATCTTCTACGCCTTCTGCACAAATATCTAGCGGGTAATTATTCACTAGTCCACCGTCTGAATAACACCCGCCGTTATATATCACTGGTCTGAATGCTAACGGGGCTGCGGCCGACATGGCAGCTGCTGTATGAACGGGCAAGTCTGGAAATGTGGTATGCGACAAAACTACTTGGCTCAAAACATTGCTTGCATTTAAGTCAACCGTAATAAGTTTCATGGTTATACCAGTCTTCTCGTACATCTGCATGAGTGTTGCGTCCTCTGCAAGGTCTATAGAAGAGAGAATAGGCTTGAAAATTATTCTGGAGAGGACCACTGCATCGACACCTCCGTACTGGAAGATATCCAAAAGATCGCTAGTTCCGTTTTCGAACGCCTTGTCCCACGGTCTCTTTACGATATAGTCTTTTATTGTCTCCATTTCTAATCCAGACGCCACCATTAACCCAACTAAAGCACCCGCGGATGTGCCGGTTATAGTCTTAATATTCTTGATGTCCCAGAACGCCTGTTTTTCCAGTTCGTAGAGGGCTCCTATTGTCATGAGGCCCGAAGGCCCACCGCCAGCTATGACTATATGTTGTATTGTCATTAATGAGACGTTCGCTAAGGGTTTAGATCTTTTTTCTAAGGAGTAATTAGTTATGGACTCGATATTTACACTAGATGATAGCGAAGACAAGCGAAAGATCAACATGGACGAACTCTACGAAGAGAAACAGAAGAGGGACTTGATTACAGTTGGTGTTTACAACAAGATTCTGAACCGTGTTCAGTCTAAGATAAGGACTACGTCTCGGCAACGGAATAATATGCAGTGTTGTTGGTATGTTGTACCCGAAATGATGATTGGAGTACCTGCATATGACCATGGCGGATGCATAGCGTATCTGATAAACGAGCTGCGGGATAACGGCTTCATAGTACGTTATACTCATCCGAATCTTGTTTTTGTGTCTTGGGCCCACTGGATGCCGGCACATGTAAGAGATCAGGTTAAGAAACAAACTGGCGTACTTATCGATGGGTTCGGCCAAGAAAAGAGACCGAAGAATACGGACAATTCATCGAATGATGATGCCTCTTCACAGGATCCGAATATGCTTATGTTTGGGACCAAGTCAAAGACTGTCTCTCTTAAGAAAGATAAGAAGTCATTCAAGGAAATAAGCTCTTATCAGCCATCAGGTGGTATGATATACAACAAAGACCTCATGAGCAAAATAGAAAACAAGTTGATATAAGTGATACCGTCTTCTCATATACTACAGCATCACTTCACCACACATGTGTTCTCCAGGTCTCTCATTATCTTTCTTTTGTCTCGAAGAGTGAGATCCCTTGTCGTCTTCGCGACTGCTTCTGCATATCTAGCAGAGTCTGGATGATTGCTATCAGCCCAATTGGGATACTGTCCAGGTATTTTTGCCAAATCTTCCTTCGCTACTTCGCGGCTTAATACATCGATTGCTTTTCCAGACTGGTCCCCCTCCCAGCCGTCCTGTTGATCTTTGACGTACCATTTTTCTTCATGAGTATGAAGGGGGCGATCGATCTGTGGGAGACCGCCTAGCTTCTTTGATATTATCTCTGTGATTAGACTAGGATCCCCGCAGATTAGCCCTGAGTTACGCTGTAGATCAAGTTGTAGCGACTTGGCGAAGTCTTGGATGGAGAGCGCATTTTTACAGTGCTCGTTTAGAAAGAAAGAAATGTTGAATGTTTTGTTGTGACTGTTCGTATGGGTGGTATTATGATGTCCAGATTCTGCGAGCATCTGCATCATAACCTGGTTTTGATCAAGAAGCTTTCCCATGACCTCAATGACAGAACGTTCAGTCACGTTAGTTGGTTGAGCGGCAGATGTCGGTGTGTTTTTAATCGCTAGGTTCTCAGTACCGAGCAACTTTTTGCATATGCGTTTGTGACGAGACAAGTTAGACCTATTAGCGTATTCCTTACCACAATCGCAGTGAAAGGTCTGAGCAACTTTTGGGCAACTTTTTGTTGTCATTTTGTTGTCATTTGTTGTCATTTCACGTTTTTTGTGTTTTATGGTCTGAATATGTTTTTTCCAACTCGAAAGTTTACACGTTGTATAGTCACAACTTTCACAGTGGTGTGAATGGGCAACTTTTGGGCAACTTTTTGTTGTCATTGTTGTCATATAATAGGACAACAAAAAGTTGCTTAAACCGTTTGAAAACGGGTGTGTTTAGTACCTTTTTTTCAGTCCTACATAACACCCCTACATGTTTTTTGAGTGATAGACTCTGTTTTACTTACAAGCGTCATGATAAACAGCATTTTTTTTTCGCATTCTCATCCTCAATTTCTTAGATAAATGATATCTTCTCAGATTTTCTGTCAAAAAATCAAGGATGAAAACAGTGTTAAAAAGTTACGTTTGTTAAGACGCCTTTACATAGACGTATAGAATCGGTGCAGAATATGTACTTACAAGTATGTAAGAGATATAGCAATATAGCATATACACGAAGAGAAAAAAGCACACAAATACACGAAGTATCTTGCTACAGAGATGGAATGAAGGTTATATAGATTACTACTGATCTACATAACTTGTGGTGATCGCTTATTTCTTGCTTGAAGATTTTCTCGTTCCCTTTCTTGAGCGAAGGTTGTAACGAGGAAGCTTCTTATTTGTCTGCTTTCGGCAGAAGGATCTCTTCTTACCTAGTGCCATTCTGCAGCCCTTAGTATGGCGACACTTGGCTGTTTTAAGACCCTTACATCCGGACTTCTTAATTCTCTTTCTGTAGGCTCTCTTTGCGCTTGAACGCAACGATCTCTTTGAGGTTTTCTTACCTCCCGACAACTTACTGCAACAATCAGTCATTATGCATTAAGTTGAGAAAATTGTTTGATTAGGTGTTCTTCTCGTCCTCATTCTCAGGACTATCAACCGGTACTTGATATTGTGGGTAGAAGTAAGGCTGGATACCTGCGAACGGTAGGTATAATGCCTGCTCTTTCTTAGCCAACTCATCTTTTTCTCTCTTCAAGTCTTTTTCAACTGCCTCTACTCTTGATATTGTCTCTTCAGCTTTTGCAATCACCTTAGCAGGGGCATCATTATATTGATTAGACCCTACATATGCGGATTTGAGCGGTTCTGCAAGCGCTTTCTCCGAACTGGTTTCCCTCAGCTTCTCAACCTCTGATGCGATAACATCGGTGTCAATTTTTTTCACTGCATCGCCAAGCAATTCCTCTTCTTCTTCTAGCAACGCGGCTTTCACCGCATCCTCTGATGAACTCGCACCGGTTAGATCCTTAGTTGGCTCTTCTGAGTCTGAGCCAATTGTTGACGGAGCACTTGCTATCGTGTTTGCTATCTCGGCTTCTAACGCTTCTATCTGTGAATTGCTAGTTTCTCTCATTTTGGATTCAACGATCGCCTCGAAGAGTTCCAGTCCTTCTATGAAATCGCTTTCACAGCCTATGTAAAGATCGATAATCACGCCTCTCGCTTTGACAACGAGATCCTGAAGTTTGGCTTCGGTTAGTGCTGGACTAAGGACAACAGACTTCTTTGACTTATCCTTAGTAACTAGGAACATGGTGTCTATGATAGTCACTAGTTTGTCCTGGTTATCACTAGTCGTTTTCATCATCTTGTTGATATGATCAGCATAAGCTTTGAACAAAGGATCGGACAGCGTGCCATCATGCTTTTGTGTGAAAGGTTCACCTCTACCGCACCCTTTGCTTCGGTGAAAGTCACGCAGCGGAATCTGGCTGAACTTAGTAACTACTGGCTTACCATCGGCACCTAGTGGGATTGATTTATTGCCCGTGAACGCCTGGTAGAATGTAAGCACATCATTTTCATACTGGCGTTTCATGGCGTCTGACATACCTGTGAACCCTCCATTGTCGTAGTCGTACATATCATAGTATAGCTTCTCTAGCTCGGGAATACCCGGTTCTTGATCCAAGTTTTTGTCTTTACCTCGTGCCCGATCATAGTTCATGCCGCAAAAGTCAGGACTAACAGTTATTGGGACATCTGGTTGCACATTGAAGTCTTTGTTGTTGACGAGAGCATTCAGTCGTTTGGAACAGATGTTGAGTTGCTTGGTTTTCGCTCCTTCGGGAATATCTGCCTTCTGCATTATGCCAGCTTGTACTGGCCTACCAGTACTATCCTTGTAGCTGTATGTAGGGTTGATAGTAGTTAATATCGCCGAAAATAGGTGCGCAGCCTTGACGTAGTGCTTCGCGAGGCCGATACATAAACGTCTCTTAGTTGTCTTGTTAGACACGTCAAGATCGTCCAACTTACTCTTCTTCAAAAAAAGCACCCTCTCGTTGTCCATCTCATCGACAACTACACCATCCTTTGTTCTTTGGGCCAAGAATCTTACGTCTAGATCGTTTAGGTTATTGGCAATGATTTCCGACGTCATAATAACTAGATTGTTGCAGTAGTCTGCATCAGCCAGCTTTTCCATATCTCGAAAGTTTTGTGTGAGAATATAGTTCGTTGCCACGTAATCTATTTGCTTTGCTAAGGACACTTCTCCTGTTTTATCGCTTGAAGTGCTGTTACCCATGATACTATGTAGAATAATTAGATAAAAAATTGCAGTTGAATACAACATATTCCTTGTGACAAGATTCTCAAATGAGTGGCGTGAAAACTAAGAAGGTTAAGAAAGACAGAAGAGACAAGAAAGCCCTTTGGGATAAGTTTGACGAGGAAGTAGCATCTACTAATGAACCGATCCAATGTGTATATAGAACGTCTGGAGAGAGGGAGACATGCGATTGTTGTGGAAACCAGTTGGCTCTAACTATTGAAGGCTTCCAGGCCTGTCAGAACAGCAAATGTGGCGTTGTGTATACCGATACCATCGATCGCAGTGCAGAATGGCGATACTATGGTGCCGAAGATAGCGGATCATCAGACCCGACACGATGTGGAATGCCGATCAACCCACTGCTCAAGGAATCGTCTTTCGGATGCAAGGTGCTGTGTAATGGAGGATCTTCGCACGAGATGAGAAAAATCAAGAGGTACACAGAATGGATGGGAATGCCGTATAGAGAGAAGTCCCAATATGATGAGTTCCAGCGTATCTCCATGCTAGCTCAACAAGGAGGTATCGCTAAGATTATCGTTGATGATGCGATGAGATACCATAAGCGTATATCTGAAGCTCGCACGTTCAGGGGTGAGAACAGAGAAGGTATAATTGCCGCGTCACTTTACATATCATCGCGCATAAACCAGTTCCCCCGCACACCAAAAGAAATTGCTGAGATATTCAACCTAGACAGCGACGTCGCTACGAAAGGCTGTAAGAACGCTGTCAACATCATCAATGGGTTGGAACATGAGTTGGACAACAATGAAAGAACCAGACTCTGTATGACTACCCCGTCATCTTTCATTGATAGATACTGTAGCAAACTTAGAATGACTAGCGATCTCAATAAGATCTGTATGTTCGTGGCAATAAGAATTGAACGAAATAAGATGGTTCCAGAAAACACTCCACATTCCATCGCAGCAGGCATCGTGTATTTCGTTGCTCAGGTTTGCAATGCCGCCATCTCCAAGCAGGCGGTTAGTGATGTTAGCGGAATTAGCGAAGTAACTATCAACAAATGCTTCAAAAAGCTTGACTCACTTAAAAACGTATTGATCCCATCGCAGGTGTTAGACCAATACACTAGAGGTCAGACATCCCGGTAACAAACATCATATATCCTGAACACGTCTCGGTTCCTACATTCGCTTTGCGCAAGACTAGGTAGAGAATCACATTAATCGTAATTAACCCTAATAGCAGGGGTATCCAAGTTTTCTCTTGCATGTCAAGACCAACATTACGTCCTGATATTAGCATGACAACAACAAGACCTATGAGATAACATATAGTGATATGCAATGATGTCGTGCATATCACTTTTCCAATATGGCATTCTCTTGTTGGCATTATCGAGACCTCTATACCACCCTCTGACGTTGGTACCACTTTCGTGAAGTTTCTTCTAGTTTCATGCATCATCTGCATTCTCGCAGTTTTGATACACGAATATTCAATTTTGTCCGAGGGGTCTATTTCTTCTAAGAAAGTCATATGCATAAAAACCGACTGAGTTAACAAGAAACGCCCTTGCCATACATACACCATATCCCTTCCACATGTTTCCATGTGCTGCTGCTTTCACAGCTGACCAATTATTTGATATTTGGCGGTTTCTCATAACATCTAGAGGATATGTTGATGTCCAAGATATCATGCCAGCGAGACCTCCCGAAATCAAGGGATGTATTTCGGATTTCCTTGCACTCTCGAAAGTCATGAAATAGAACCCGAAAGATATGCTCTCTCTACAGGCGGTCGTAGACAGACCCTTCTGTCTGATAACTGCATCCCACTTTAACACTTTCCCAGTTTGTCGTTTTACCTTTCCGATGTCGGCTAGGAATACCATTGGCGACATGATTGTGCCACTAATGAAACCTCCCCAAAACGGTCCAATATCTTTTTTCCGCAGCAATTCATACGTCCCGAAGCTAGCGGAGCATATTCCTACACTAGTAAGCAATGGATATTTCAGTCCAGCCATTGGGGAACGAAGTTTTGTCGATCCATTCTGTATTCTAACCTTTAGTGTGTCTAATGGGTGCCCCACCACCGCCTGAATAAGACCTGATACACCACCATATATGTAGTCTTCCATAGTTGTACATATATATCAAGAAACGTTTAACTTCTTAGGAGTTGAAGTTCATTTCACCAACGACATGACATGTCATTGGTGCTGCTGCATGACCTGTGCCACCTAGACCATATGCGTAAGTCGTAAACTCAACATATCCGCTCGAAATGTTGCTCACACGTCGCTCAACTGCATGTACAATAACTGCCTTACCTTTGGGTACATACAACGGCGGACTTACAGTTAGAGATTCCGGTGTGTAGGTGGTGCTACCTGTTATGAAAGGATTGTATATCGACGAGCCGCCACTTGGCACAGTCTCAGTACGTGTTTTGATTTTTCTAGCATAATTACTATTAGTGTTGTTGTTTTTAATGTCGGTTGGTAGCATGTTGGAAGGCCAGCTCGAAGCAAAAGAGAAAATGTGCGTGTAGCTAGCTGGTGTACCGGTCGCAGTACCGTCCTCATACGTTACCCACAACTCAAAATCGACTATCACAGAAGATCCGGTCGTGTTGCTTATTGAGGTGTAGAGCCCCATTCCTTGAACAGTAACAGCTCTTATCAAACAGTCGTAACTCATCAAATGCCTGGTTAAAAAGACGCTAGAACCTTGACCAGTATTTGAAACTTCATAAGCACTCCAACCATCACTTGATGCATGTTCTAAATAAGATGTCGAACTGGTAAGTTGTTTGTTTGATGATGTAGTACCGTTCCTGATTGAAGTTGCGATGACGCAATCGAATCTATAGGGTGATGTCTGAGCCCAGTTTGTGTAAAGTGGTGTAGGTAAACCTGAAAATCCTCTGCGTTGAACAGGAAACTGGTTTTCGTTACCACTATCAAAAAATTGTATGCCATTTGCTGCTGTCGGAAATGTGCCTCCACCAAGATTATTTAGATAATTTGTACCATTAGAGTTCGATGTTCTATAAATTAATGTAGGTTCTTGCATATTAATGAAGTGTCCAGACGTAGCTGTCGACAGCTCACCTATTATGATAGTTGATGATGTATTGCGTGTAAACGCATTAGATTCCATTGTACTTGCACCTACAACGTTCCGAGAGTTCATATTAAATCCTGAACCATTGAAGAAAAACGTATTGCCTCCACCCATCGAGAACGTACCGGCAGTATTAGCGATGTTATCACTGCGAATAAGTATGTTTCCATCCGTAACAAAAGAAATTGTTGAAGCTGTACCAGACGTCTCCGTATTAACAGAGAATCCTGCTCCAGCCTCGCTAGTCTCGAAGGAAACGTCCCCACCTTCCTTCATCGAGAATGTCGGGTGGGCTCCTGGTCCGCCATCCATGTCAATCCCTGCCACCCCGTTCACACCGTTGATGTTCAAATAACCATCCGACAGTGTAGCATTTGTTTCATCGAGATTGAGTCGACCTTGGTTGATATTGACATGTCCTTCTTGAAAAACATAGTCTTTCGTGGTGGCGGACATGCTGTTTTTGCCTCTTGGATCATGTGAAAGATCGCCACTCGACAATGAGTTAGTATATGCGGTCCCAAAAGGATTCGACGGAGTGTCTGTGACGTATACAGTAGGGGTGTTCGATGGGAGGAGACCTTGTGCGTTGGCGACGATCGACCATCCTTGGTCGTCTCTATTCTGGTATAATGATAGTCTAAACGTCCCAGCACCACCGCTAGATTTGAGCTGTGCCTGCAGAACAAAACCATCGTATGTACCTAGAAACATGATTCTTAGTCCGGTTATTCGGGTTACCGAAAACCATGTTGACGATTCAACATCAATGTAATGTCCAGAACTAAACTTACCCCCGCATCTTGCAACTACCCCGGAGTGATGGCTTCCACTGCGCTCGTGTATGTAGAAGAGACCTTCTGCACGAAGCGCATTTCTATCTGTCCCATCTCCTGCCTTAGCTATAGTGAGCCAATCCCCATCTTGAAAATTAGTTGTATCAAGACCGAAAACGACTGTCTCTCTCAAGGCGTAATTACTAGGTACGATCGATACGCCGTTGACATTAAGTGTGGAGAACGATGCATCGACACCAGTTATATCATTGCAGCTTATATCATTGCAGCTTATATCATTGCAGCTTATGTCGTTGGCTCTGATATGTCCTGGAATACTTACGCTTTCCGAACCTATATGTGTGTGCGTTTGTCCGTAAGCAGCGCTTATCGTTGCCTCCTTAGCCGTAACGGGAGGTAGATTGCCCTGCTGGTTGAAACCACCATTGACTTGCCAGTACTGGACGTTTGTGACTCCATTTTGAGGGACGTCTTCGATGTTTTCTTCGTTCTCGTAGAACTTGACTTCAAGGTATTCAGCCTTGTTTCCCGTGGCTGGATTATCGAGTTCGACATAAAGATTGTATCTGTGATTAACCCCTTGTATTCCATTACCTATTTGAAGAGTGGTATCTGTCTTGGTGATGAATACTCTTTTAATTAAAGGTTGTCCTTGCGTCGAGGTAAGGTCAATGTATGCGCTATCATCAATATATATCGCCTCAGAGGTATCTGACGTTGCTGTGGTTCCCGATACTGCCCCTGTGTTCACGATTACTCTACCCCTCAATACATGCGTAAGCAAGGGTTGGTTTATTCCCGGATCGGAAGCGGTGATTCGAAACGTACACGCAGCCTGTACACTTGTATGAACTCCACTAGCTGACGCAGACGGAGTTATTATACCAACCCATGCTAGAGGTATCCAGTCTGATGTCTGATCGAACGTACTCCTGAATGGACTGGTTAGCGTGCTGGCTGTCATAATAAGGCTGTCACCCTGTGTGATCGTATTGCGATCAACTACGACATCTTGCTCGAATGAAGCGTTTAGCGAGACGTCTAGTGTACCTTCGACTGCGACATTGCCGCATATATCGACATTTCCTTCGACAAGTAAGTCGTTGAGTACCTTCACATATGGCGCTCTGAACGGAACAGTAGATATGTTATTCGCTCTTAAGTAGAAGTCGAGCGTAGGGTTCCAGTCGAGTTCATCTAGTACTAAAGCTCTGTCGTAGGGGTTACCAAGGTTAGTTGAACCAGTTATAAAGCAAACAGGGTTGTTGTCTGCCTGAAATACCGTATCATTGAAGCTGTCAACGACCGTATCTCTGTACGGCTCCCATCCGTAATAGCTAGTGTTGTGTGAAACCCTTATCTGCCCCCGCCAATCGGCGCTTGTTGAGTTAATCTGTAACTGGAGTATGGCCCCGTCGTAAGTCCCCTGATCTGGAGTTGTGCTTGTGTTGTTAGTGAAATATACTATGCGTATGGCTCGCCATGACAGTGCCCCACCATACCAGTCATGATGAACCATGTTGATCGCATTCCCTCTTCCGAACTTATGCGAGGCATGAAAGTTCATCGTTTGGTGAACCCCCGACTGCCATGATTCGACTTCGAAGTAGGCGTCTGCTCTAATATTAGAAGTAGATGACGCTCGTCCTGCTCGAGCAATTGTTATCCAATCTCCTGTATTCACCTGCGTGGCCTTTATATATGCCCAGTCGAACGACGTCACTAACGGATAGCCGGTCCGGCCGGTGTTGCTCAGCTCTTTTTGGTCTATCAGTGTGTCTTCCGGGAGGATAGCCTGGTCGCGTACCAGCAGGTTGTCACATGATATGTCTGTCGCTTCGACAGTATTGAAAGAAGCATCGCCCCCTGAGCCACCAGCACCCTTCGCTCCTATGTATTTGATGTATGATAGCTTGGGTTGGTCGGTAGCAGCGTTCGGTATGTTTGCATTGAGGGCTGTATCGGATCCGAATATCTGCACAAACCCAGACTTAGGATCGACTAACCAAGCAAAGTTACCAGTAAAATAAGGTTCTTGGAATCCATTAGACTTCGTTAACACCGGAAGGTAGGAGTTCCAGCTAGGATCGTAGTTGAATGGTATCATGTCTGATAACCCACTAAACTGACTATTACTATTGCTAGATGGATCTGGAACATACCATGTTCGCTTAGGATCGTTTCCACTTCCAGGGAGCGCTTGTTGTAAAGTGACGTTGTAATAGAAACGAAGAGTCCCACCGGCTAGATCCACAAATGAACCATCAGTTACGCTATTGTCTGTAAACTCTTGATGCTTTGCAGGGCAACCATAGTACGTTATACCGCCAGACGTATACGTTACATTGCTCAGGTCGGCCGGAAACGACGTTGAAAATATTGTATCATTGATGACATAATCTGTGAAAGGGTACCTGTTGGTCGGGTTAGTGAATGGCTCTTGGTGCACAACATTAACCACATTATTCGCCTCCTTAAACAGTGAGTTTATCTTCTCTTGATCAGTGGCTGCCATATGTTTCTATTATATGAAGACAATTTTACATATTAGAAACCGTAGTGTTGAGCTGTAGGGATGATTTATGCGTATAATGTTACCCACTCAAGCGATACTCCTCCGATGTTATCCGTGCTATTGACGTCGAGACCTATACTTATTGTGACCTCCGTAGCCGAAGGCGCACTTGATGTCGTGGCCCATACTCTTTGTCCATCAATCTGGTTCGCGACTGGCCCGTACTTAAGCGCAATTCCCCTCTGTGCCGAGTTTGATGTCCGAGCTTGACCATCATAAGCATTGCGCGACGGTGTAGACGAGTTGAACTCTTCGTGGAAAAGCCAATAACCTTCTGTTGCTGAGGCGCTACCAGACGGAGTAGATACATGACTGATCATTGTTCCGCTTCGATTATTGACTTTGATTGTGTACCCGTAACCTAGAAGACTCGTGCCACTAGGCAAGCTTGGAAACGTACTGGTCGGGGGCATCTTCACTGTAAATGTTACAAACTTGAGTGTCCTTGAAACCGAACCAGTTTGACTACCATCCCACCATAAAGCAAATGCACTTTGCGTATACGTGAATGTATAACTTGCGCCAGTTGCAGTTAGAGAAGAGTAGTCGTGGTTTATAGAGCCTGGATTATAGTATATGCTCGCGTAGTTGATATATGGCATAAGCTTAGCGGTCGGCTCACCTGGGCTCCTAAATGCTCTATCAGCCCACATCAGTTGTTCGTTCGCTAGAGTCTGGGTATGGCTTAGGTTGGTCGGCGCAGCTGTTATACTTTGGCCAACTAGAGTTCCTACCGGATTACGAAGGGCAAACACAGCACCATTGCCTAGTGTGTCCTGTAAGGCAGAGCCCATCTCGATAAAGTTATCCGGTAAAGTTCCTGGTGCTGTCCCTGTGGGGCTCGAGTCCCAGGTGAAGTCCCACCACAAATACTGTCCCGCTGGTCCGAATAGAACATCTTTCGTGGTTGTGAAACTAGCTGTAGGTCTAGCAACGTTGTTATCATACTCAATTTCAATAGCGAATTGATCTCCACTGAACAATGTGTCTGCAACGTTTCTCGAATATCTGATCCCGAGTGCTGTCGATGATCCCGAATCCCACGCCAATCCGGGTTCTATGTTCGTCGATGGGTTATGTAGTGTTGTAGTTGGAGTGATAGGAAACCCAGACGGCCACGGGTGGGTAGATGTCTGTGACACTGGTGTCTCAATACTATCTTGATACTTCGTGATGACGCTAGATATGGTCAGGCTGCGTCTCCAGTACTCGTCTAGCTGGGATATCTCATAAGTGAAAGCAATAGGAACCGGCGTAGATGTGGTTGGAGGCATGCTCAGTCCGAAGAACTTGAAAGGAAGTGAAGTAGTGGGATTCACGTAGGATGTCAAGCTGTAAGCAGTATCCTGTGTTGGTTGTGTCCCGATATAAAAGTTGCCACTCTGATCTATGCCCGATGACTCCTGGCCTCTAGGACGAAGGCTAAGGCTCAAAGTAGGAGTTGTCTGATTCGAGGAGGTGTAATATTGATCTATTATCTCCACAGTGTAGGGGTTGTAGTCGTAGTTACTGACATCTGGGAACGAGGACAGTGATATGTTCAAGACTTTAACGAAGTTAAGAGTTGCGTCGATATAGTACCCTTGCTTTCGATGTATGTCGATCGTTGTCGCTGACGATCCTCCATCAGCGATGGTGAGTTGTGATTGCACTGTGCCCCCTAACCCATTATTACCTGACAGAGAAAATGTCGTACTGGGTAGGAAACCGTTTATATCACCAGCTGCTTGCATCGCTGGATAAGGGCCTGAACCACTGTACGCATTTGCTACTTTGTTCTCAAAATTAGCTATCTTAAACCCGACACTATCAACGCCCACCAGTTCACCTGAACTTCCAGGTACTAAATTAAGACCCCAAGTGATCGGATCTGATGACGAAGAGTAGTCTAGGTCGAACAAGTCGGTTGCTACCAAGAACAGCACTTTCTCTATGACATTTGTTGAGTTAGCTGGATAGGCGTCCGATATCCTATTACCAGATGGAAATGTTGATGAGCCTTGCTGAGCGATCTCGAGTTCGTAACCACTAGTTGATAGAAGTCGGGAAACGCTTGCCTCTGCTTCTTGTCTCGTGGGGATGCCTGTATTAAAGGAGCTATCTGTTCCGTACGCTGTTGAGACTGCATATGCAGGTGAAAACGTCGTTGTTGATGTCTTACTTATCATGTAAAAGTCATTTGCGGTATATGTGTATTCGGGATACCACTCCATGGCACCGCTAGTCGGGCTTGTTATCTCGCCATTATTTAATGAGTATGTGTTCGATAACGCATACGTCGAGACATATGACGCGTCGAGCAGACCTGAATACAGGTTCCTGATGCTTGGGATTTGTTTCGGATTGGGATCGGGCACTCCCGATATGTCGAAGCCAAAACTTAGGGTGAGTCCGAAATTGGACGAGATCGTTTGATTCGCACCAGTTCCTGACCAAGGTACATTGAGGCTTACGTCCGCCCCACTGAGATCATCATTATAACCTTGCAATGTGAATGTGGCATACGATTGTGTGTTGATGAACTCGATTACGGTTGGTGATGTTGGTCCACCCAAGCTTCCTAGTGTGATTGAGTTACCGCATCCATCCGGGATGTAAAGATAATTGTATGGGACAGGGTTATTAGCCGGATACGCTGGATCATCGCAGTTTTCAATGCCGAAGTTATCAAGAAAAACTCGGAACTGGTAACTTCCGCCAGGAGATAGAACATTCGTGTTCTTGTAGAGAGTGTATGGTGCGATGTTAGATCCGTTCGCGTCCTCTAAGCTAGGTGTTTGTTGACCTGGCGGCCCTCCAATAACTGCTTTAACTACTGTTGGCGGAATAAATGGTCTGTTAGTTGTCCCAGACATTGAAAGGTCCACCCAACTCAAATCTGAGGGTGCTTGTGATGCATTGCTCCAATCAAAATACTGTATGCGTATCTTTTCAAAGAAAGGGATCTTGAGTACTGGAGATACCACTGGTGCGCTAGAGCTAGAAGGAGGATATTGTAGTGCCTGTCCGAATGGTACAGCCGCTTGAGTCTGAGGGGGAAGATTCCATGATAAATCTATTGCCGCTGTAACAGTATTCAGTACCCCAGAACCGTCGGTGCAACTATCAGGTTTGTCGAACAGGTAATATGAGAGATCAGCTTTTGTAGTAATGTAGTCCGTATTGAGTGATACTACTGCCTCTCCACCTCCACCGGTAGCAAGACTAACATCGAACTGATCTTCATCAAAATGAATGCCAGACACATCTGTTGTCGTAGTGATTGTTCCGTTATTATGCCCACCACTTGTAATTGTTCCCAGACCGCCACCTCCTTGAGAGGAGAGCTTTGTTCCTTCATAGCGTATAAACGATATTCTCGGTCTGTTTCTTTCAGTTGTATAATCAGTTGATGTGGAAAGATTGAACGTATTGTCTAACGTATTCTCAGACAGATAAAATACCAAGAAACCACTTGCGTAATCCATGACCCAACCCAGCGAACTCGGGTTATTGGTTCCCGTAGCAGATTGCCAGGCTGTCGATCCGACAGGATACTTGACGATAGGGGTGAACATGAACGTATTTTGATCATTATACTTCCACGGGATAGTGTCCCTAAGTCTGTTATTATCCGTGCTCCAAACCGAAGCGTTGCTTGTATCCGGTAACCACCACGCCTGGTTTTTTTGCTGAACCGACACTAGATATACGTCCTTATAAAACCACAGTGCTGTAGGATTTCCGTTAGCATCGTGCACCTGAGTGGCACTTATTGACTGATCCCAGACATCATTATTCCAGGCGCTTGATTGTATGGATGCAGATGCATCCATGCTTGCGAGAGTATGTTGGAGGTTCACAGGAACATCTTCAGTATAGACACTGTTACCGAAAACCCCATTTAGCGTTTTGTATTTCTCATTGTTGAACAATGAGCTTCCTTGTCCATCACTGGTTAGCTGACTTTGTGATACACCTTGATACTGCTTGAAGAGTAGAGAAAGTTCATTATCATCTGTGATCGCCGAGTTACTCATTATCGTATATATATTGTGATGCTACAATAAATATGCGTCTTTACCTCTATGTTATCGCTCGTACCGTTACGAGACCTACTTCTAACATTGCTGGAAGGCCTACACAAAAGAAGAACTCTGCACCGTTTGTTGAAGTTGTGGATCCTGTATTGCCCGTGTTTTGATTAATGATATGTTTGGACGTTGAGCTAGCCGAATACGATCCGATGCCATTATTTATGCCCGCGGTGCTTATAGGAGTCTGTGCTGCCGCATGGGTGGTGAAGGATGTGGAGTTGGAAAACGTTACAGCGCTGTCCAACCACGGTGTGAATCCTTGTGCAGTACCATCGACGTTATATCTACTCGTAGAGTTAATGAGATTCTCTTTGTAAAACAATAAGTAGTCATGTGCGAAAAGGAGTGTGTTACCAGTGTCGTCTTCCACTTCGACTTCCCATGAACTAGGGAAAACCGCGGTGGTGGATATATAAGAAAGTTTGAAGACAACCCATTTAACATTGCTGTAAGTATTTTGAAACGATGATCCTTGTTGTGTGTAATCTATGAAGAGACTACTGCTATAGTTTACAGCGCTAGTATCTCCAGTACTGCTGTAACTTGAATAGTCAACGGTTTGCAGATAAAAATTGCTACTGTAATCGACATATGGGTCCAGATGCAGCTTTGCTGGTGGTAAGCTTGCACCTCTCCATGCGTCCTTTGTCCACATAGCTTGGTTCGAGTCGATCTGGTTCGCGAAGGAGTACGCTTTTGGTAGGTACGGTGCTCTTGCCGAACCGGTGCCCAGTGTCGAAGTCGGCGCTTGCTCTGTGAACGGTATGTTCGAGACACCCGTTGTAGTATTCAGAGCAACCAAAGATCCTTTCCATCCAACAGTGTTGCTCAGCCTTAGGACGCTGTTTGGCAGTGTGGTACTCGAGGGAAGTGCTCCACCAGCCGTCCAGGAATAATCCCACCATAACATCTTACTACTCCATTTTAAGTTGTCGAAAGAATCGACAGACGAAGATGGTGTTCTTAGAAGGTTGTTTTGGTTGTGTACTTCGATCTCGAAGCGCTGGTACCCAACTACTGATGCTCCCGATGGATCTGGTTGTCTACTATATCCACCATTATGTTGATTGAATTGACTGCTAGGATATTGCAGTGTTCCAGAAGGTAATGTGAAGGAAGTCCATGGCGCCAATGCAGTTGTCCATAGTTGTTGTTCTCCGTCTATATCATTAGGAGTGTTACCTACGTAATAGTGAAGATACGCACCACCAATCACTTTATCTGCGGGACTGGAGAAAGCTGGTTCATTATTGGGAGCCCATTCTTCGTCGATCTGCGTGAGTGTATATGAGAAATTGAAATCAGCTGACGCGGGCAGTTGCACGCCGAAGAACGAACCATTGGAAAGACCTTGGTTTTGACTAGCATCCGCAATTCTATTTGCGATGATGTCGGCGATAGGCTTCCTGGCGATATATAGGTCAGCTTCCCTGGTCTCGGTCAGAGCTACATTCTGTGCAGAGTCTTTGAGTATGTGTTGTATCTCTATTTTGTGAGGTACGTAACTCGAAGTATTCCCTGTACCATTATTGCATATGTCTGGAATCAGCTGTAGGTCAGCACCAGATATTTCAAACTGAGATATTGTTGTCCCGAGATAGTAACCCTCTGTTGTTGCCAGGCTGTTTCCTGGGTCTATCATTTGAGCGACAGAGAACGTTAATTCACCATTCGGGCTTGCTACAGACTGAGCAACATTGTTGCTCAAGTAGCCCTGTGTGTAATTAGACTCCGCAACAAGCGTGCTACTTGCCGAAGTTGAACTCACTCGGTGTATAAACTTACTTAGGTCTTGGCCGCTTGAATCTATGCCAAGAATGCTATTGCTCGTTACGTAGGATGGAGCTGTGGCGCCTGTGCTGTCTCCGTAATTACATAAAACATTCTGTGAAGTCAGTGTTGGAATGTTGATGGTGCCAGTTGTCTCATCAAGAAAGTATGCGGTTGTTTCTTGGTAGTTGTTCTTTCTTTCTCGAGCGGTAGTGAGATTGAAGTTTTGCCCAGTAACATTTCCTATTATCAGTTGTTGTGTGCCCAGTGTTGTATTGTATATGCTTGTTACTTCATCTCGCTTAGGAATCGGTGTAAGTGTCATGGCTCCAATACCCGTTGTAGCGAAAACTTTGTCTCCGGAAAAATCGGCAGAGTTGTTTGCGGCGTAATAGGAATTGAATGTGTTCGTAGAAGGGTCGACCGTTACGTATTCATGTTCTGGAAAAGCTTGAAATGTTCCCGTATCTCCTGCGTTTGGACCTGGCCAATACGAGGTGTTTATATAAGATGTTGCGTAATTAGTGAAATAAGGAGATTGTTGGTTTCCACCTACCTGTAATGAACCAGGTATTCTTGCACCAGATATATCGACCCCATACTCGACCCCTAGCGCAGTTGAACCATATCCTGTATTTAGACTAGCATCCATCCCGCTTGAGCTTCCTGTTCCTTTAATGCCAAACCCGTCGTACACAGGGTTTACGAATTGAATTGTCGCAGGCGGATTCGCAGGCCCATACTGTCCGAAAGTGATGAATGTGGTTTCATCCGGCCAGTAGACGTAATTCTTAGGACCAGCCGACTGATTGGTATATGCAAATCTAAATCTATATGATTTTCCAATCGCACTCTGAGACAAGTTAATCTCTAATGGGTTACGAAGGTTGTATGTCACCTGGGAACCTGAAGCATCGAGGACAATCTCACTAAGGTGGTTCGGGGAATTATTATTGACATATGATAGCCAGCTGACGTATGGGTTTGAAATTGGAGTCGTCAAGCTGCTACTAGTAATACTTGTGTACTGTGTTTGGTTTTGTTCTAGGTAAGCAAACTCGAAGTCCGCGATATATGGTAGGTAATCAAAACCGGCTCCTAGGTTACTAGGAGCAACGGCAATACTTGTCTGTGTCTGCGAAGGAGTACCAGACGTCCAAGACAGGGTGATCGAGGTTGTACTAAAAACGTATGAAGGGTCTTCGACACTTGGAGGTTGGTTGTATAGATCAGATTCGATTTCCTCTATTCTGACCGTGTTTTGATTCACATTAGGTAACCCGATTTTTATCTCGGTCGACCCATTCGTCTCAGTTAGAGTAAAACCATCGTTCGCCTCAAAAGCAAGGACGTCTCTAAGAGCTGGCTGGGTACCCTGCGGGCCGTTTGCTAACCCGATTGAAAGACTACCTGTTCCTCCTGATGAATCCTGGCCAGGTGGACCTTGAGAACCTTGCATTCCCTGGCTGCCCTGGGCACCTTGGGGACCTTGACTATTTGCTCCGAAACTAGCTACATCACACGAACCGAATGTTAATGAATTAGACATGCCTATATATAGAGACCACATTTTTGCAGTTATTGCATCGCATTAATATATTTCACAAATACAATGGCTCCTCATACAGCGTTCATTATACCTTATAGGAACCGCCAAGCACACAAGAAAGAAATGGACGTATATCTGGATAACTTGATGTCTGCACGCCAGTGGACCACCGAAGATGTGGTGGTGGTTTATGCACATCAGTGCGATAATCGACCTTTCAATCGTGGAGGAATGAAGAACTGTGGCTTCATCGGAGTCAGAGATACGTTTCCAGATGATTACGGCGATATGAACATCGTATTCCACGATGTTGACTCCATACCTGAAGACATCCACTTATTCCCGTATTCGACAACTCAAGGTGTTGTTGCGCATTACTATGGCTTCACTCATGTTTTGGGAGGTATACTCACGATCAAAGGCAGAGACTTCGAAGCATGTAACGGATTCCCCAGCCTATGGGGATGGGGAGTAGAGGACAATGAATTGCAGAAACGAGTATTGCAGAACAACATGACGATCGACAGGTCGGTTTTTGTCGGAATAAAAGAAACAACCAAAATGAGACCGATGGGTCAGGAAAGAGTTAAAATTGTAAGCAGGACTGAAGCAGCGATGTTCAAGAACGAGACCGATCTTGGCGGCCTATCTCAAGTCTCCGACGTTGATTATCGTATTGAGAATGAAATGATGAATATTCGGACGTTCTCTGTCCCTAGAGCGTTCTCCAATAATGAGTTTTCTAGGGAAGATATGAAGCTTACAGGCGGTAAAATCTTGCTCAATCCGGGTTCTTTCCGACGTAACTGGAGTCTTGCTTTATAGATCACAACTAATGCATTGTATGATATTGTCAATTCATTAGCAAACTTTTATGGCTCGATAGGATCATCTTTACCTCCACCACCTGAAACACTCGCTTCTATCACAGCTGTGGCTCCATCAAATCTTGTATCAGATGAGGTCGCAGTGATAGTTATTGTGCCAGATGAACCTTCCAAAAACCCGACGATCTCGCCTGTTACACCTGACTGCCAGTTGCTCGAGTTCAGCTGAGTTGAGTTCAAGAAAACATCAAATGCACCGCTGCTTGTTGAAGCCGTTAGATTAACTGTTGCAGTAGGAGTTGTCGAGAGGGTCACGGTGAACGTCTGTGGTTGTCCTGATGTCAAGAGCATAAATCCCGGAAAGGCAGACATAGTCGCTGCTATTAGAGCAAAGTAGCATGGGATGAATACTGTCTGACTAGAACCACCACCTGCTTGTGTAAGATCGATGGATGTCTCAAGAAATACCATAGAGTTGCAAGACGCAGGAATACTGTTTGATGAACCTGTGCCGCCTGGGAGAAAAGCCGTCCTGCTTAAAGCATAACTTCCCGATCCATTTATCAATCTCCCGTCTACCCTTGACGGGGCAGATACTGTCGACCAGGACACTGTTGTGGGACTTGTTATATCTAACCCGCTACCTCCTCCTCCTGAAGTTCCCTGAGGGCCGACAAGACCTTGGCTTCCCTGGAATCCCTGAACTCCTCGCAAACCCTGAGGTCCCTGTGCCCCCTGTAGTCCTTGGGCTCCTTGGAAACCTTGGGATCCCTGTGCTCCTTGAAAACCCTGAGGTCCTCTATACCCTTGGGCTCCTCTATAACCTTGAGGCCCTTGTGCTCCTTGCAATCCCTGGCTTCCCTGTAGCCCTTGTGCTCCTTGCAATCCCTGGCTTCCTTGTAGCCCTTGACTCCCTACATCTCCTTGGGACCCTACATTCCCCTGACTTCCTTGACTTCCTTGAAGCCCTTGACTGCCAATGTCTCCCTGGGTCCCTTGGCTTCCTTGTAGCCCTTGACTTCCTATGTCTCCCTGCACACCTTGAGAACCTTGGAAGCCTTGAACACCCCTGTATCCCTGGACCCCTCTGTGACCCTGAGATCCTTGGACGCCTTGCTCACCTTGGACGCCTTGCTCACCCTGGCTACCTTGTAGTCCTTGAGAGCCAATAAACCCTTGGACCCCTCTGTGACCCTGAGATCCTTGCACGCCTTGCTCACCTTGGACGCCTTGCTCACCCTGGCTACCTTGTAGTCCTTGAGAGCCAATAAACCCTTGGACCCCTCTGTGACCTTGAGATCCTTGCACGCCTTGCTCACCTTGGACCCCCTGGTCGCCCTGGTCGCCCTGGCTACCTGTATGACCCTGCTGACCCTGTGTTCCTTGTAGGCCTTGGACTCCTCTGAAGCCCTGATGCCCTTGTGCGCCTTGTGCACCTTCGTCTCCCTGAGCTCCTTGCTGTCCTTGTAATCCTTGCGTCCCGATTAGACCCTGGACTCCTCTGAAGCCCTGATGCCCTTGTGCACCTTGTGCACCTTGTGTCCCTATCAATCCCTGACTACCTTGTGCGCCCTGAGCGCCAATCGAGCCACTTTTTGAAAAGCCAATATAGTAATCTCTGCCTGGCACGAAAGAGCCTGCGTTACCGGAGCTTGTGAGCACGACAGGAAACTTTAAAAGCTGTACATCGGTTTGCACAGGCCCATTCACTCTGAACATAGCGTGATCCAATTGATCGTCATCCGACCTTATCATCAGGTAATCATGTAGCTCAATCTCTGCCAAAAACGTCTCCAAATTGATGTTGTCTATATTGATCGTGTTGATGTAGAGATAGTTCGCTTGCAAATAGTCCGATTCATTAAACTCGTCCCCTAAGCCGGAGTATACACTTGTGAAAAAGCTGTTACTCGGTGCGACTTCGTCCGTATACTTCCATAGATGTGGGAAGAAATAGTCTCCTTCACTTCCTTGTACGCCTTGTGTTCCTTGTCCCCCTTGCGTCCCTTGCAGACCTTGGTGCCCCTGTACCCCTTGCAAGCCTTGGTGGCCTTGCGCTCCAATATCTCCCTGTGACCCTTGTGTCCCTTGGTCTCCCTGGCTGCCTTGTGTCCCTTGTAGACCTTGATTACCTTGCGCTCCTTTCAGCCCTTGGTGTCCCTGAGATCCCTGGCTTCCTTGCGCTCCGATGTCTCCTTGGTGTCCCTGAGATCCTTGGCTACCAATGTCTCCTTGGTGTCCCTGAGATCCTTGGCTACCAATGTCTCCTTGGTGTCCCTGAGACCCTTGGCTACCTTGACTACCTTGAGATCCCTGCTCCCCTTGTGCACCTATGTCTCCTTGGTGTCCCTGAGATCCTTGGTGTCCCTGAGATCCTTGGCTTCCTTGAGACCCTTGGCTACCTTGACTACCTTGAGATCCCTGCTCTCCTTGTGCACCTATGTCTCCTTGGTGTCCCTGAGATCCCTGAGTGCCTTGGTGCCCTTGAGTACCTTGAGTACCTTGGTCTCCCTGTGCGCCGGTATCGCCCTGGTGTCCTTGGCTGCCTTGTGTTCCTTGGCTACCTTGGCTACCTTGGCTACCTTGAGATCCCTGCTCTCCTTGCGCTCCCTGCTCTCCTTGCGCTCCCTGCTCTCCTTGCTGTCCTTGAGCTCCTTGGCTCCCCATGTCACCTTTATCGCCGACAAGAGCAAAACTGAGAATGTCAGTCTCTCCAATCGTGAACGGGGTTGGATCAGACGCAGTGACAACAGATACGAATAACTCCCAGTCTCCAAACGGGTTTTCAATGACATCACTAATCGTGAACTGTAACATCACTTCCGGCTCACCTAGCTTGTGAATGCGCAATACAGCTTTTATTGCTGAGTCAACAGCTGCAATAGACTGCATAAATGTGTTTATCGTATCTTCCTGATTGAAAAACTGAGATACGTATATTACGGTTGTTTGGTCTTGTGTAGGATCACCGTTCAACTGATATGTGTCCGGTGGAAGCTGCGTGTCGGGCAACCCTGGATGAACAGCTAGGTTGTAGTCGAACGATGCTCCTCCAAAATTACCGTCTCTGCCTTGAGGACCTTGTGCTCCTTGAGATCCTTGCACTCCCTGATCTCCTTGCGATCCCTGCTGTCCTTGAGATCCTTGCACTCCCTGCTCTCCTTGTGCTCCCTGCTGTCCTTGCGCTCCCTGCTCTCCTTGAGATCCTTGCGCTCCCTGCTCTCCTTGCGCTCCGACATCCCCCTGAGACCCTTGGTCGCCTTGATGTCCTTGGCTCCCTTGAGACCCTTGGTCGCCTTGATGTCCTTGGCTCCCTTGCACACCTTGACTCCCTTGCACACCTTGGGCACCATCACCGCCTTGCGCACCTTGGGATCCCTGTTGTCCCTGAGATCCCTGGGATCCCTGAGATCCATGACTTCCCTGTGGTCCCGTATCACCGGCGTCGCCGAATGCGATACTATATCGTACACCAGGAAGAAACAATCCACTACCAGATATTGGTGTCACATCGTACCGAGCTGTTATTGTACCCGAACCGAGTATCTGACTTGATTCAATTAGAAAAACTGCGAACTTACTAACATCGCTTTTGTTATAGATCCATATCTTGTCGCCTCCTCCATACGAAGCTAGATGTGCCTGGTTGTCAACCATTTGAGCATCCAATGTGTTCACGTATATAGCGTTCACCTCGAGATAGCTACCATTGAAGGAGAACCCATCATTAGTCTGTACTCCTGTTGTAAAAAAGGTATCGATTGCTACGTCTTCGCCAGAGTGGTCCCATTCTCTAGCTCCTCCCATCGCTCCTGTATCTCCTTCTAGACCGATATTTCCTTGATGGCCCTGGGCACCCTGTGCCCCCTGTAGACCCTGGCTGCCTTGAGTGCCTTGCTGTCCCTGAGCACCCTGACTTCCTATGTCTCCTTGGGCACCAGTGTCGCCCTGACTACCTTGGACGCCTTGTTCACCTTGCGCACCTATGTCTCCCTGTTGCCCTTGAGCACCCTGAGTTCCCTGGTGTCCCTGACTTCCCTGTTGCCCTTGAGAACCCTGGCTTCCTATGTCTCCTTGGGCACCAGTGTCGCCCTGTACACCTTGCTCTCCTTGGGTTCCTTGTGATCCCTGTACACCTTGCTCTCCTTGGGTTCCTTGTGATCCCTGGACCCCCTGCTCGCCTTGGCTGCCGATGTCTCCTTGGGTTCCTTGTGATCCCTGGACACCCTGCTCTCCCTGTACGCCTTGCTCTCCCTGTACGCCTTGGACACCTTGCTGTCCTTGAGCTCCTTGCTGCCCTTGAACACCGTCAGGCCCTCTAAAGTCGAATCCAATATAGTAGTTTTTATCGGCCTGGAATCCGTTGCCTGACCCTGACACGTGAGAAACGCTGAACTGCATATATCGGATGTCTTGAACGAAAGTATTGAAGAACGTACCTGTCACTTCGTACACCGCATATAGGGTGCTATCAGTAGAGTCTCTGAACCACATACGGTCTCCGATTACGACTGATTGAAATAATCCTTCATGATCCGAGAGACCTACTGATAATGTGTTCACACTTACCACATTGATCTGTGCGAAATCGCTCTCTGGAAACGAACCATTCACATTCTGAAAACCAGTATAGAAGAATGAGTCAGGTGGACTCGTCTCGACTGTATGAGTCCATTCTTGAGCATTTATCATATCACCAAGATCTCCTTGTGTCCCTTGATGTCCCTGAGCCCCTTGGCTGCCCTGTTCTCCTTGGCCCCCCTGAGCCCCTTGGCTGCCCTGCTCTCCCTGGCTGCCCTGCTCTCCCTGGCTGCCCTGCTCTCCTTGAGACCCTTGTTCTCCTTGAGACCCTTGTTCTCCTTGAGCCCCTTGCACTCCTTGAGCTCCTTGCACTCCTTGAGCCCCCTGTTCTCCCTGGCTGCCCTGCTCTCCTTGAGACCCTTGCTCTCCCTGATGTCCTTGCACTCCTTGAGGACCTTGCTTGCTTAAGTGAATAGAGTACCTATCTGATAATTGGAACGAACCAGTACCACTTACAAACGAGACACTGAAACCAACATATCTAATACCAGGTACCTGGGTATATGTCACGCTCCCAGTAATTGAGTAAACGGCATAGTTTCCAGGATTCGAGATGTTCTCTAACCAAATACGGTCTCCTGACACATGTTCGAGAAGTAGATCTTCACGATTCACCTCGAATCTATCTACTACATTCACTAGAATGGTGTTTGCAGTCTCGTAGTTGCTTTCATAGAACGTACCGTTCTCGTTCTGTACAGCGGTCGAGAAAAATCTATCAATGGGTTCAGAGTCGGTTGTATGACTCCATTCAGACGCACCCCCAGTCCTTCCAATTTCTCCTTGGTTACCTTGAGCTCCCTGAGACCCTTGCACTCCTTGGTTACCTTGAGCTCCCTGAGGCCCTTGCACTCCTTGATTACCCTGAGCTCCCTGAGACCCCTGAGCACCTTGTTCCCCTTGTGACCCTTGTTCTCCCTGAGCACCTTGTTCCCCCTGTGACCCTTGTTCTCCCTGAGCACCTTGTTCCCCCTGTGACCCTTGTTCTCCCTGGGCTCCTTGAGTACCCGTAGGGCCAGATTTTTGAAACGATATCGCGTACCGAGAGCCGAGTTGGAACTGACCACTCCCGCTTACGAACGTGACACCTATAGATGTGTATCTGTTGCCCGGAATTGCGTCTATCAATACCCTTTCTGTGATGAGGTATGCTGCAAACCTCGTTGCGTCTCCTTTCAATGACAGCCATATATAGTCTCCAAGATTGTGAGCTAATATGTGATCTTCATTGTTGCCCATTAACACGTCTAGACTGTTGACGTTTATTCTATTGATGTTTTCGTAGTTAGTATCGTTGAAGAACCCCGCATCACTCTGTAAGCCGGCACTGAAGAATGTATCAATAACATCTCCGTCTGTCAGGTCCCATTCTCTTGACCCACCAATCATTCCTTCAGGCCCTTGATGTCCTTGGGATCCCTGAGATCCCTGGGACCCCTGACCCCCCTGAGATCCCACCTCACCTTGAGGCCCTTGGTCTCCTTGTGCCCCAACATCGCCTTGCGCTCCTGCGTCTCCTTGACTTCCCTGGTCTCCTTGCGAGCCTTGTTCTCCTTGACTTCCCTGGTCTCCTTGCGAGCCTTGCACACCCTGAGAGCCTTGCACACCTTGAGAACCCTGCACGCCTTGAGCACCGATACTGCCCCGTTTCGCGAAACTGAACGCATACCTTTCGTTTTCGGCCAGAGCAGGACCTCCAGAAGCGATAGTATTGACGCGATACTGTATGTATTGTGATCCTGGTGTCATGTTATTCAGAAAAACAGACTCTATCTCGAAGACAGCAAAGCTTTGTGTGTTTCCTTCGCGTATCACCTTGATAGTATCCTTGGCAACTAACGTTGTAAGATATGCAGTTAGGTCACTCATATTGGCATCCAGTACATTCACCAAAAGAACGTTGCTATCGGCGAAAGTGGCTGCTGGAAATGTCCCATTCTCATTCTGTACTCCGGCAGCAAAAAACGTATCGATTGGTTGTGTCGAACTCGTGTATGCCCAGGTGTTTGTGTGCGCTGTAACACCTAATGCACCCTGTGATCCCTGTGTGCCTTGGTCTCCTTTATTCCCGACTAAGGCAAAACTTACTAACATATCATCAGAACTAGAGAATGGGTCCTGGGACGATGATGCTACATTCGCGCAAATCAATAGCCAGGAATCAGATGACTCGTTTTTAGATAGTGAAGAGACCGTGTATTGCAAAAATATGGCTGCGTCTGACTTCGAGCTAAGTCTAACAACCGCTTTGTTAGCTGATGTAACTGCATTAATCGACTCCATGAAATTGTCTATCGAGTTGCCATTATCGTCTTGAGCAGACAGTTGTAGCCCGTTAGCGGTTACTTGTGTGGTCCCACCAGATCCTAGTTGAAGTAAATACGCAAGACCATCGGAAAACTCACTTATTACCGGGGAATCGCCTTGTAACCCACTAAACGTGTAGTCGAATGTTGCACCTCCGAAGTTTCCTGTTTGGCCTTGAGCACCAACGTCTCCTTGAGCACCTTGGGTGCCCTGAGCCCCTTTTTCCCCACCGTCGCCCGAGACCGCAAGTGCAACATGCACTAGCTCTCCTGCTGTGAAAGGAGAAACCAGAGCTGAGTTCAATAATGTTACAGTGAGGGACGTTTGGTCTGGATCTTCACTGCCGGTGACAACATCGTAAATTATCTGATTGCTGGGGTTCGTCGCACTTATAATACGAATATGCCCGGCTGCACCGTCCGTCCTGTTGCGTAGCTTCGACATGAGATGACCGACAGGATTCCCTTCATAGTCAGTATGACTAACAATGATATTTTGTGCGTCTGCTATTCCAGGCGAACTTGAAACTATTTGCCCAGGAGAGACTACACCAATCGTATCGCCCCATAACTGCTTAAACCCAAGTGGGTCAGAGACAGGCGCTCCAGTCATTACTTCGCCGGATGCAAATGTGATTGATGTGTTGTCCATACCAGATCCATTGGCGAATCTAAGTCCACTTGCGATAGTCAGCTCCGCTCCTACTTCTTCTGCTTGAAGAATAGTGACGCCGGTGCTGCTTACTGAAACACCCGAACTATCCTGACCTGTTTCCGTAACTTCTCCCACGTATACCCCTAGGTTTGGTCTTACTCTAATATTGGGATTCCACGTTGCCATAGTATATATAACTCGTGGACTTTTTTATATTTGGGTTCACGATAGTGATAATATCATTATCGTGGATTTTAGTCGAACTCTACATAGATGGTTACAGACATCAAACAGTCTTTCGGATACACTGTCGGATTGCCTGTCGTGCTTTTTCCAAAACCTATGCCAGCAACGAGAAGGTCGCCCTTACTGAATGATATCTGATGCGAGTCGTTTTGGTTAGTACCAGGAGGACTCGGAACTGGTGTCAGAGCAAACATTTCATATCCGGCGGTTCCAGCGGGCCCCGTAGCGCCTCCTCGTAGAACTATACTGCCTGTCAGGTGATATTCATAGTACCCCGTCGATAGTGGAGTCCAAGATAGAGCACCGGTGAAGACTGGGAGTTCCTGGAGAGTAGTATAGTAGACACTGCTATTGTAGCCATGCAGCATATTCACAGCATATCCAGTAATCTTGCCAGATGTGGGCGCCACATGCCATGCTGCATCATTGAAAAGTTGCGGATTCGTTATGTTTTCAACAACTGTACCACCTGTAGCGTCTATAACCTCCTTTATTGGCTGTATCATAACGTTTGTCGAGAAGCCGCTAGGAGGTCCCAGCCACATAAGCTCTTTTATCTGACTCAAATGACTCCCTCCCGGCGCTAAAGGATGTGGCCCAGTGTTAGGAGAGGGACTATCTGTTGGACCGTACCATAGAAACTCATTGTTTGGAGGCATTGATTGTACGCTCGATGCCCCCCACGCGTCCGGTGCTCCGGTGGCAAGTCGGGAGTATGGAAGCCCAGCAATAGTACCAGCCGACGCCCCACTAGACCCTTGTGGGCCTGCTGGACCAGCTGGAATGAACCCAACGTTAAAGCGTTTTCCGTCCCATATGCTACCATTTCCCACCGAGTTACTTTCTATATGGTCTACATCAAATACCTGACCCGATGACGAGAATGAGAACGGACCGTTTGTGACTTTGTAATAAGCGTAGTTGGTGTTGTCAGTATGCTCGCGAATATAGATTATGTCACCTACATTAATACTGTTTATCCAATCTATCATGTTTGTACCGAACCCATCCACACTATTAAGTTGCACTCTGATAGTAGTGGCTGTTCCAACAGGCAATGGGTTCCAGGACGGTATAGGAGATGGGGAACTTACATTTGTAGATATCATGAAGTCGCCTGGCGTTCCATTGTTAATCGGAACGTCATCATTATATGCCCACAAAGATGAATTGCCCGCTAGGCCTTTCTCACCGTCATCGCCTTGAGGTCCTTGCACACCCGCAGCTCCCTGTGGCCCTTGGGTGGCTCCTGCTACGGTTTGAGGGCCGTGAACAATAAACCAGTACGCGCCCCGGTCCTGAACTTCTGGAATTATCGCGACTGTGAATGGGTCCGCTGGCAAACCACCAGTTATGTCGAAATTGGCTTGAGCCCACGACCAACTGCTGGAATTGGTGTCAAAGCTATCGTCGCTTCCATAGTAGTCGATTGCACTCGCAATATTGAAAATACGTGTCGCAATCGCAATGAAATATATTCGGTCGCGCACCACCTGGGCAGCAGATTGTAAAGGTATTTCTAGTATCTCGTTATCTAGCAGTCCGCCTAGGGTAATACTTAGTGTATCCGTTGATTTTAACTGTCCTGGCCTCGGAGCCTTCAGGGTTCCTCCGTTATCATAAATCCCCACATGCACGGTTCCTGTTGTCGGTTGGTTAGGAGCTGTACTCCGTCTTACTCGTATTTTGGTGCCAGTAAGGTCTCCGGTTGACTCATTCCACCATGCATGATAGTATATTGTGACGTCACTAGTCGTACTATTCGTAGTACTGTCTGCTGGGGCTATTCCGGACGTCCCGGTAACCTGACTTGTCATTTTCCAAGCCTCGTACCACATATTAACGCCAGACTCTGAACCCTGTGCCCCCTGCGCACCTTGAGGACCATCTTCTACGTATCCAATAACATATTGTCTACCTACGACGAAAGAACCTGGATTCGTTCCACTTATAAACTGGAAGTCGAGCACGTCTGCTGGAATGCCTGCGCTCGACGAAATAACTTTATAGTGCCCGAAAACGCCTGGGTTACCGTATTCGCGAATTGTTATATGATCACCTATTGTAATATGCTGAGCGAGCCACTGCTGCATGTTATTCGAAAATGTGTCTACATGATTGATCTTAAGTCCAACGCTGGCCGGTATTGATAACGTTCCAGTCTCGAACTCGCCATTGTTCCCACTCGATCCATACACCCAAATACTAGAATTACCGTCTAGACCGATGCGACCAGTTGGACCGATCGCACCACGCTTCACATATCCGATGAAGTAGTCGTCCCCCACAGTGAATGTAAGCTGTGTGCCCTGAACAATGAACGCTAAATCCACAACGAATGCCTGTGGTGGCCCAGGGAATCCTGGTACTGGAACCTGGACTACATCGTAATATGCACAGTCTTCGGCATTGCTTGCGTGTCTAATCATTATTCGGTCACCGATGTCCAGCTGAGTTATCCAGTTAGTGAAGTCCGACGCAGAATGATCCTCACTGCTTATGTTAATAATAGCTGATGAAGCATAATCAGGATTTCCAAGTGTGAACTCTCCTGAACCTGGCAACGAGCCGGCAGCAATAGCTGTCCACTTGCTCGAGTTACCATCGAAGCCGTTGTTCCCTAAAATGCCGGAGGCTATGCTTTGGACTGTCCTTGTTTCAACCTCAAGTGTATTCTGGTCAACAACAAGTATGTTCTCTTCTGTATTATCTTGATTTGGCATGTTGTTAAACCTGAGTCGGTTAAGATCGATGCCGTCTCTTTCATACCACCATTTACCATTAATCCAAGGCATTGTATACAGTATCTTCACAAAACAATTACTAAGGTACCGTATTAAGTCTCTGTTAGGGATATGTTTGTTGCGAAACCTCTCTCTCCTTGCCATGTCTCTGTCTGCCATTGAGTTATCCCTGTGCCCGGACCGAATAATATTCCTCCTCCTGCGGCTTCTCTGTCATAGACAACATAATATTGGAGATGAAGTGGTTCTGGCAATGACATTGTTATTTGGCCAGTAAATGGATTTGACGTATCATAAGAATTAAACACATGTTTGTTCCATGCGACGTCATCCATCACACTTGGACTTCTAACTAGTGTTAGTGAAAAGAACACACCGTCTGGGTACACACCGCTGCCCGCGGCCGGGTACTTAATTCGTTTTCTGTATGTCACTGGGAATGCATAAGCCGGCTTACCACCAAATGTGAAATTGTTGTTTGAGGTGTCGAATGCCGTTACCCTACCTGTCGTAGACTGGCTCACAGCATCCATGTTAGAGTGACTGAGTAGAAGGTCGGCTCTATACGGCTTATCGATTTCTAGACTGTTTGATCCATTATCGTAGTGAAGGCCAATAGGTGTCATTACATATCCATATGATTGATCACCAAACTGTCCAGAGGTTCCCTGGTCGTCGATTTCTCCAGAATGAAATGCCCCGTATAGAGCAAAGTCCTCGGTGAAGTCAGCTCCGGGTATGGAACTCTGGGTTACTCCAGAAGGATCCTGAGTGTTCACAACATATAGTGTGAAGTTTACTTCAGCCATTACTGGACCATTTGGAGAAGTAGTCAGATTAGCAGACAAATCGGTTGGACTACCTGTTGTAAGCAAATTACATTGCCTGTTGCATATAAAATATGTACGTGGGTCTACTCCTTGAAAAGCTGTCTCTGCTGCAAGTGGAGGGCCACCGCCCAGATCCTCGAATCTCTGTAAGCCACCATTCACTGGTGGTACGAAATCGAGAGGTCCCCTAGCTCCTAACCCAGGACCATATGTTACGGACGACATTGGATAATGTGACGACAACGCGATCGTTGGATTGTTAAAAGTCCCGAGATTTCCAAACCCTTTCGCAGAATATAAACCGCCTATCGTTCCTGGTACGTCTGCGATTGAACCTGCGATCCAGCTATAGTAACCGATATCGCTATAAACGTCAGTGAGACCGACAGCATTCGTTCTTCTAATAGCTGCATTGTTGCCTGACCCAATAGTGACTTCTTGCCATGACGCGCCACTAACATCTAATGGTGCTTCATCATATGCCAACAAAGCATTACCATCTCCTCCCGTCAGTCCCTGTGCTCCTGTTAGGCCTTGTGCTCCTGTTAGGCCTTGTGCTCCCGTTAGTCCCTGTGCTCCTGTTAGGCCTTGTGCTCCCGT